TTGTGTATGATACCATTACTCTTCAACCTTCTTTAAAGTTGGTAGTTTTAACTCAACCTTCTCTGCAAACTTTGGAACATACTTCGTCATCATCTCATCAAAGTTTTCTCGCATTCTATCATACGACCACTTTGTTTGAATCTCCTTGACAGACTTCTTAGAGTTTGAAAGATACGTCTTATACTTCTTATGGACATCTCGCAGAGTTTCAGCAGCTTTCTGGTAGTTAACATTGAACCACCGTGATCCTTCATTCAAGACTCCTTGCCAAACTGCACTCTTATCAATTGGCTTCAGTTCGCCATCGAGGTAAGTATGGAACGCAGGATTAACAAAATCAATGTGACCACTCCACCCAGAAACAATGACCGGCTTGCCTGTAGTAATGAATTCCGCAATTGGTCGTCCATATCCTTCTCCTTTTGTAAACGATACAAGTGCTTTCACTTTATCGTGATTATACAGAATGTTCATCTCTTCATCTGTGAGATCACCGTGTAGAAGATAAACATTCGGTAGGTTCTTCTTTTTAGACATTCTCTTTATGAGATCAATCTTACTCATTGTTCTACTTCTATCTGTAATAGAGAAACCACCCGAAGATGCTTTTAGTAGAAGTGCTGGTGGATTCTCTGTGTCACCAAAGGTTTCAAAGAATGTAAAGATTAAACCAGAGAGATCTTTTCTATCTTGACCAAAGTCACCTTTTAACCAATGACCAACAAACAGGTAACAAAAATCTTCTTTGATTTCATCGAGAGTTTCTTTTAGTTCACCACTCTGGTTTACTTTTGGATCGAAAATGTCAAGACGAACGCCTTCGTGAAGAACTTCGATTGGAACTTCAATTTGAAGTTGGCCAATTGGCTGATTGGTTGCCTTGTCTCTCTTCTCATACTTAGATTCCATGAGAGTATCTTTTGCGTGTTTAGATGGAACGATGACCAAGTTCATTCTATTACATCCTTCTACCCATTCACCAGAAGCAATATCTGTTTCAACACCAGCGGTGATTCCAATGTTATACTTACCAACTGGTTGGAATTCGTTTGGTATTGTGCACTGAACCCAAATATCTGGTTGTTCAGTTAGTCCAGGAATAATCGAATCAAGAATTTTCTTATGGTCTGGATTATCTTCGTTCAATGCATTCATTGGAGTTTCGCCCCAATTGATTGAAATTGTTTTGATGTTATACTTATCCATCTCAAAAAGAGAAGTCAGTAGGTCTCTTGCGTGTTCCCCGTAACCGCTGCGTGTGGCAATTGGTCCACAAAATACTAAGTTTGGTTTACTCATTTTATCCTCAAGCTAAATGTAATTCAAAACGTTTTCTTGGTTGGAAGTTCTCTAAACATCCATTGATACTATCTGCAACACGTTGACACATATCTGTTCTGCTCATACCAACTTCCGTGTTCATAATAAACTCTCTACCTTTTTGACCAGCGGCTTTTCTATCTTCACGAGACATCTTGAACCATTCGTAAAGTGATTCACCTGCTTCTTCAAAATCTGCTCGGTCATCAAAGATATATGGAGTTGGAACTGAACCTTGAAGTGAAACGTTCGATGGCCACACTGGCTTCACCCATTCACCGTGTTGATAATTTCCAGATACTCGTTTACGATGTAGAGTTTTAATATCAACGTATTCTTCGGCTGTAAAGTATTTACCCGTTGTTGGATTGATGAAACCACATTGATCTTGGAGACCACCTGTTACGTTTACAACAATTGGTGTTCCAGCTGCAAGTGCTTCAGCAGTTCCTAAACCAAATCCCTCATTGGATGCAATGTTGATAACAACATCCGCAACGTTATACATAACGTTTAGTCCATCTGTTGGTTGAATCCTATCACTAAACATAACTGGATATTCGGGGCAAAGTTCACCAACAACTGCGGTCAAATCTGTTCCGTTTGGATCAATTGGTTGAGTGTGCATCAACAACATACATTCTTCCGATGCATTACCACCATTTTGATCAATGAGTTCACAGAGGCGTTTGTATGCAAGAACAATATCGCCTGGATGTTTACGGTGGATGTTTCTGTTATTCCACATCACAACAAATCGGTTATCGTTACCTTCTCTGATCTTCTTAGATTCATTCAGAAGATTGTTCCAAGATTTATCACCTTCTGTAATTGGATAAAACATCTCAGTGTTAATTCCGTGAGGAACATAGGTGATTCTGTGTGATGGTGTTTCTTGATTGAATCGAGTCAATACCCTATGATTAATACCATATGTTTGCTTTGAGATTGCCATCAAAAGATCACAACTTGCATATGCTTCTTTGTTCCACATCGGATCTGGAATATCGTCCCAGATGTTTAAGTATAACAATGGAATATTTCTACGAACTTCTTGTTCCATGTTATACAACCATCCCCAAAATCTTGGGTCAGTGAAGTGTAGAATTGCATCTGGTTTTTCCGTGTCAATCAACTTACGTAGAAGAAGAGGATCACCATAACCATCATTGCAATAAACTTTAACAGATGCATCTTTAACACCAGTTAACTCCGATGCATCTTTTGACAAGTCCATAACCTTTCCTTTATCAGGATGGTTGATTGCTGCACCGAGTTGAACCCAATCAAAATGTTGAACGGTTCCGATTACCATATCTCTGGATACGGTTGCAATACCGGAAGTTAATCGGAGGTCATCCGAAAGTAGGAGAATTTTTTTCTTAGCCATACATAACCTTTACATTACAAAACTTCTTTGTTTACGATAAATATCAATATACGAAAAAATGATTACAATAACAAGTGTGGTTTAGCTTCGATCAAACCATTTTGTGTAATCAAAACGTGTTCTGATTTTGCGTGAAACTCGTCAATAGTTCTTGCGTTTACATAAGACATTGAAGATCGAACACCGTCACGAATATCGTTAATGATTCTCTGAACCTTACCCTTGTAAGGGATCAACTTTGAATTGCCTTCTACGTTCTTTTCTTCCAATCCGTGAACTTGTTTTACTTCAGCAGATGCAGAACCACGATACTTCTTGAAGAGTTGTTCGTTTGGCCACATACCCATTCTTTGAATCTCACCGGGTGATTCACGAGTTCCTGCAAGAAGTGAACCAATCATAACAGAATCTGCACCAAGTGAGAGTGCCTTGGCAACATCACCCGTCATTCTAATTCCACCGTCTGCAATAATTGGAACATCGATTCCTGATTCTTCCACGGCACGAATAGATTCGATCAGTGCAGTTACTTGTGGAATACCAACGCCAGTTCTGATTCTTGTTTCACAAAGAGAACCGTTACCGATACCAACTCGGATTGCATCAGCTCCCCATTCTGCCAAGTTTCTTGCACCTTCGTAAGTAGCAACGTTACCAGCGATAACATCTACATATTCAGGTAGATTTTCTTTACACCACTTAATTGCATCACGAACTTGCTTTGTGTTACCGTGAGCAACATCAATAAGAAGAACAATTGCACCTGCATTTGCCAGGGCGGTTGCACGTTCTTGATAATCACCTGTTGCACCGATTGCAGCTGCAACAAGTTTCTCTTGCTCTTTTACTTTCATTACGTGTTTTACTTGTTCATCAATTTTCATAAAACGATGAATGACTCCTACTCCACCATAGGATGCAATAGCAAGTGACATCTTTGAATCGGTCACAGTATCCATCGGTGAAGCAACAAGTGGTGTTCCAATCATGTATCGTTTAGTGAAACGAGTTTTCAAATCACACTGACTGCGAGATTCTATTTCACTGTATGTTGGGATGATTTGTAAATCATCAAACGTATATGCGTAATTCATTACTTAATCCTATTCTTTGTTGGACATAAATCATCTCTATCTTTGAATTCACACCATCGGCAATTCTTGGCTTTCTCACCTGCAATTGCTTGATGTTCAATATCGGTCTTCTTAGTTCCGTCTTCATTGAAACAAGTAACAACAAAGTTTTGAATCTCTTTTAAGATTTGACTCTGAGATACTTTCCCGTGAGAAGGTTCAAACCTTTGTATTCTTTTTCGCATTGCAGCATACTCTGCATTCTCATCAACTTTACGTTTGAGAATAAGATACTCAACAACAATATCGTCTGGATCAATGTTGAACTGTTTTGCGTAGAAGGTCTTATACAAAACAAGTTGTGATACTTTTGTCTTGTCTGCTTTCATATACTTGTTCCAACCACTCGTAGATGTTTTGAAATCGTATATGTGAATCGTTCCAGTTACAGTGTTTCGCATTACAAGATCAAGAAAACCAACCAGACGAACAGACGGATGCGATTCTACTGGAACAATGTTTATTGGTTTCTCAATACCAACAAGTTCCCATCCCTTCTTCATAAAGAATTCATCACGGTGTGCTTTGAACCAACGCAGAATATGAATTCCATCAAGTAGGTATTCTTCCATTTCTTTTGAGGAAGAGAAGTGATTGTTTTGGTTCTCAGTGAGAAGTGTTTTGTATTCTTCTGACATCTTCTCTTTTAGTAGGTCTTCTACTGGTAGTGCGTTCGCTTCATTGATAGAACCTTTATACAGAATCTCAATATACATCTGCAATACTTCGTGCATCGCTGTTCCAAACACAAGTGCAAGGGATGGTGATGATAGACCAACCTTGTCAATGTAATTTAGTTTCCAACGATGCGGACACCCTTTCCACATTTGATACTGTGAAAAGGAAACCTTTGCGTCAGTCATTATTTACCCCACGTTCCGTTTCTCACCAACTGGGCAATAATTCCATAAACAGAAATATCTTTGAATGTATCTTCTAATGATTCACCAACAGCATCTACTGCACCAAACATAATCATTTGCTTGTAACGATTGATCTTATCATTTAATCGGAAGAACAAACCTTGAAGTGACAACTTACGATCTTGTTCTCTTTCAAGAGTTGTTCCCAATGAGATATTGTCTGGACCGTAGTTAGATTGCTTACGGCAAAATAGTTCATACTGTTCACGTTGAATTCGTTTGAAGTCATCGGTCATCGTTGGATATTTAGCTTCCATTTCGAGAACGATTGGATCTTCTTTTCTTCCTAGATCAATTTCTTTTATTGACATTGTGTTCCTCATTTTATTGTCTTTATCTGTTTCTCAAATTGTTTTAGTTCTTCTTTGGTTGACCCATATGATTTCAATATCTCTACAAGTTCATCTGGGTTCTGTTGTTGAAGGATTGTAATATACTCAAAAGTTTGGAGTTTACCAAGCTGGAAATGTTGGCAGAAGACATCAATGAATTTTGAATCCAACTCAATCTTCTTTTTCTTCTTGACGTATTTCAAGAAAAACGAAACCTTTGGTAATACGTCATAAAGAAGTTTGTAGTAATCCTTTGATGTAAGGATACCATTTGAATACTTTTGAAAGTCATTGATGGCTTCCACCAAATCCATCTCCATAGAAAACCACCGTGAAATAAGAAAGTTATTCCACGCTTTCTGATCTTCTGGTTCAAGTGATTCCCACTTTACTTTCTCTTTGGAAACCGCCTTGATAAGATCAAATAAATTCCTAGCCATTCTGACCAAACCCTTGTGGGAGGAATTCAGAGTTAATGTTTCCACATTCAAGACAAGCGTATGTTTCAAGTGGAACAATTCCCTCTTGTCCCGTTGGTGACACTAATGCAGAAATTTTCTTGAAGAAAGTTACCTGATGGAAAAAGTGTCCACCACATTTTGAACAAACTATGTCCTGTGCATCGGCCAGGTTTAGATTGACTCGTTGTTGTTGTGGTTGTTGTGGTGGGACATTTCCACCATCGATTCCTAAAATCTTGCTCATTGTTTTCTCCTATTGGTGATATTATTTTCGTTGATCAATTTCCATAATGATCTGTGTAAACATTGCCATTGCATTTATTTCGTGGTCAACAACCAAAGCATCCTTGTATTGTGATTCCGCAAGAATCAAGATGATAGAGGATACAACTCCGTTGGCATATGAATCAACATTATCGTAAAGATACCTGAACAGTGGTGTGTAATCACGAACCGAATTGTCTGCAAGTATTTGACGAATAGATAGAAACTTTTCTTTCTTTGACTTGTTCGATTTCAATTCATCAACAATCGTTGAGTAGAAATTGTTTTGAACAAGAGTTGACTTATCGAGTTGCATCTTACCATCGAGGATACAACGTTGAACTGTATTCAGAACACGTCGAATATCAGGATACGTCATATTGATGATCTGTGCTAAATCTTCCTTAGAGAACTCCACGCCTTCCGATTCAAGAATTCCCATCGTGTGAATCGCAACATCTTTCTTTGATGGTGGAACAATGTTGAAGATTTGACAACGAGATTGGATGGGGTCAATAATCTTATCAACATAGTTACACGTCAAAATAAAACGTGTTGTCTTACTGAATGTCTCCATGATATTACGGAGAGCAGCTTGAGCATTTGGTGTAAGGTAATCGGACTCATCGAGAATGATGATCTTCAAACCACCGAAACCGATTGACGATGCGAACTGCTTGATTTTGTCTCGGACGGTATCAATGGAGTTCTCATCGGAAGCATTTATGTAAATGTAATTGTCTTTTGAAATTGTGTTGGCTACAATCTTTGCAAGTGTTGTCTTACCACTACCGGCGTCACCATAAAGAAGAAGGTGCGGAACATCACCCGATTGTAGGTATCTCTTGAACGTTTCCTTGATTGTTTCGTTTCCAATATACGTGTCAAGTGATTGTGGACGATACTTTTCCACATAGAGAGTGTGTTGGGGATTGAACATTTTGAAACCTTATTGTTATCAGATGAATACAATATACGGAATTTTCGGGACATTTCCAAATGAAAAAGGGAACCGAAGTTCCCTTTATTTTTACAGACTATTCATATCAATTGTTTTCTAGCTTAACCAAGTAATACTTAGATTCAAATCCATCAATTTCAAACTCTGCCTTTGCAAGACCTTCCGATGAAACCATGAGAGTTGCACCATTCAGGTCTTTGTTTGATGCAAGGATTTCACGGAAATACTTTGCAGAGAATGAGATTGGGTCAATGTCCGCAGTCATTTCATATTCAATATCGATTGAAATTCTGTTGGAGTTCAAGTTAGAATATCCAAGAACAATTTGATACTTATCGGTCTTTGGGTTCTTTGCGATTGTAAAGTGTTCAATCTCTGGAAGAGCTGACTTTGCCTTGATGAACTTATCGATAAACTCTTTTGTGATCTTGATTGTAAGTTCAAAGTTGGGAAGTTGTTTGAGGTCTGGTGCAGGTGGAATAACTGCCATATCTGCGAGCATATAATTGACGGTGGACGAGTTATCATCTAAGGTAAGAGAATATGCTTTATCACCAGATAGGTTTACGTTAAAGTTAATCTCGTGTCCCAATACACTCAGTAGCTTTACCAACAAGTCTGTGTTATAAACACCCAAGATTGTTTTCTGTCCATTGAACATATTAAGTGTAACTTCTCCAACAACGGACTTATCATCCGAGATGAATCGTGTAGATAAGGAACCGTTAGAGTTCCACGATACAGATTGAATCAATCCATTTAGATGATACTTACTGATAAAGTTCATCAGTCTTGACTTTTCCATTTTTACTCCTGTCTAAAATTGTTTGTTAGAATTGAAAATAGTTCTGAATTAAAGATTCCGCGATTTCTTTGTTTTTGATTTCTGTTTCTACTGGCTTTAATCTTTCCTTAGCAATATCAATATACTCAGAATTTAGTTCACATCCAAGATATTTTCTGTTGTTTTTCATTGAGACCAAACCAGTTGTTCCTGACCCGAAGAATGGGTCTAATACAATTCCACCTTCGGGTGAACCTGCAATAACACAAGGTTCAATCAGATCGGGTGGGAAAGTTGCAAAGTGTGCCCCGTGAAATGGTTTTGGGGATATTGTCCAGACAGAACGTTTGTTTGCCTTCTCATATGACTTTTGTAATCCCGTGTGAGGATTCAAGCCAGTTCCAGGATTGTGATACTTTCCTTTTGTTCTATCTCGTGTTCCCCAATCTTGTTTGACTGGTTCCTTTATACTTTCCGCATCATAGTAATATGTCTTTGACTTGGAAAGAAGGAAGATATACTCGTGTGCTTTTGTGCATCTATCCGTGACTGACTCAGGCATAGTTGATGTTTTATGCCAAATAATGTCCTGACGAAGATACCACCCATCACTACGAAGAGCAAACGCAACCATCCACGGAATACCGATGAGGTCTTTTTGTTTGAGACCAGATGCTTTCAATTTATTCAGATTTCCACTGGTGGCCACCCCAGATAAATCACGACCACCATTTTTAGCAGAAACATCATTGAACCCACCACCATTGAATTTACCAACGGGTGTGTTTGCATAAGTATCACCCAAGTTCAACCAAAGAGTTCCATCATCACGAAGAACACGTTTCACTTCTCTGAATACTTCTACTAATTTTTGGACATATTCTTCTGGTGTTTCTTCCAAACCAATTTGTCCATCCTTACCGTAATCGCGGAGACCATAGTAGGGTGGTGAAGTAATGCACGTATTCGCAATACCGTCGGGTAATGATTTCAAAGATTGAATACAATCACCCTCTAATATAGTGTTAGCATCTATCATTAGAATTCAAAATAACTGTTAATGATACCTTCGGCTTTTTTCTTGTTCTCTTCTTGAAGGTGAACTGGTTGTAATCTCTTCTTCGCAATTTCAATATACTCTGGATTTAATTCACAACCGATATACTTACGACCGTGTTTTACAGCAACTACACCAGTAGTTCCTGCACCAAAGAACGGATCAAATACGATTCCATCTACCGGTGCACCTGCAAGGATACAAGGTTTGATAAGTTCTTCTGGATAAACTGCGAAGTGTGCACCATCATAATTCTTCGATGTAATTGGAACAGACCACACCGATCTCTTGTTTCTAAACCCATCATTCTCTGGTGCATTACCACTGTAAGAACCTGGCTTACGTGGGTCTTTCTTTCCACCAATCGGAGAAAGGTGTTGTCTATCCATCTTTGAAACAGAACGTTCACGGATAGATTCGTAGTCAAAGAAATAGTCGGGGTTCTTTGTTAAGAGGAAAATATACTCGTGGGACTTTGTGCATCTATCAGTAACAGATTCTGGCATTGGGTTTGGTTTATGCCAGATAATATCTTGACGAAGATACCAACCGTCTTCTTGAAGAGCCATTGCAACTCGCCAAGGAATTCCCATTAAATCTTTCTTCTTGAAACCAACGTCTTTACGTTTCATCTTTGAACGAAGATCAACGTCTACATCACCATTTGTTACGGGGTTGGTAGTTTGGATTCCTTGTTTGTAACCATTACCACCAGAACCTGCATAAGAATCACCGAGGTTCAACCAAAGAGAACCATCATCTCGTGTGATGCGCTTTACTTGTGAAAACACCTCAACCATTTTATCAATATATTGTTGTGGTGTTTCTTCTTGCCCAATTTGAC